GTTACAAATTCAGCGGCTATTATTAAATTACCCACAGCAGCGGCAGGATTGTTTTTTGGTTTGAGAAACACCACAGATACAGACATATTAATAAGGCAAGCCTCTGGCGCTGTGTATATGAACTCTAAATTTATGCCGTCAGTAGTAAGAGAGACTGATGGTTTTGTTATTATTGTAGGTGTTGATAGCACTCATTGGGTGGCAGATTATGACGCTCCATCAGGCAATGTAATAACTAGATTTTCTAACTCAAGCAATACTAATGGTTATACAGCCACATGGAACACAAGTCCAAATGTTACGTCTATTGGCATCTTTATGCAAGGTGGACAAAACTATATGAGCTACGGTTCCGTTGGTGGAACCACCGTTTACTATGCAGCAGGATTTGGAGGAGTCTCTTATTCTGAAAAATTAGTTACATCTTCTTTGCCTACATCATTAACTATCTCTGGGAACCATATGCCAGCCAGCCAATCAGATGCTGCAAACCCACCTAGCTCTTCTAGGCTGCGTGTAAACGGTTCAGGAGTTGATATGTATGCTGGATATCCGCAGGGAGGTTATGCGTATGCCTACAATCCCACCTCGCTCAACGCTAATGGTGGAACAGCAACAGGTGGCGATTTTAACGCTAGTGGCGGTCAAGGCAGAGCGAGTGCTGGAACCACTTACAACAGCTCTAACGTTGTCCTTTCTGGTGCGGCTGGAAGCGGTTCGCCAGCAGGAACTGGTGGAAGAGCCTACAATGGCACTTCAAATTCTGGGACAGGCAAACTTTATGATGGCACTACTTGGACGTCAAACCAAGCGTCAGGTACGCAAAGTTTTCGACATGCTGGGGGTACAGGCGGCAATGATGGCACTGCAACTGCTGGGGGAGCAGGAGGGACTAAGGATGGCAGTTCTGTTAATTGGGCAGGTTATGTAGGAAAAGAGTTCTACCTGCCTCCTGGTGGGACTAATGCAAAGCCCACTGCGGAAGGATATGAGTCTAACTTATATTTTGGTCATAATGACAGAGACAAGGGGCCAGATGGAGCAGGATTTGGGGTGGCTCCATCAGACTTAGTTTTGCTGTTTGGCCCATCCTCTTCCCCGTTGTTTACTAGGACTACACAATCATTGGGAGCATCAAACTTTGGTGGCCCTAACCCTGTTCCGGGACAAGCTGTCATAATAGAGTTTAAAGGATAAAACAATGTACGATGAAGCAGTGTTGAATTTGTATGCCAACAATTACCCTAATTCTATGACCGATGAAGGGACAATGGCTGTTGTAAAACAATTACTTGAAGCAACGGATTGGATGGGTCTTTCAGACACTCCCACCATGACAACTGCTTGGGCAACGTACCGTGAAACTTTGAGGAATCTTGAAAACTCTTCAAATTGGCCTGTTCTTAATCTTGAAGAGTGGCCTCAAAAGGTGGTCGAATGAAACTTATCCCTCCAGAATTAATGCACAAAATTAAAGTCGTGCATGGTGAAATGAAAGACGCAAAGAAAAAAGTTATGCACTCAGCATATTGTCACCCAGACTTTACAAAGGCACACAATGATCTAGTAGATGTGACCTCTTGGGTTAGACAAGTTTATTTTGACCATGCCAGATATAGATGAGCGCGTCTCTGCGCTGGAAAGGGATGTTGTTGCTTTGCAAACAGAGGTGCGGATACAATTCAAAGAGGTCTTTACGCGCATTAAGCGTTTAGAAGGAATTATGATCGGTGCCAGTGCGGCAATAATCTTGATGCTTATGACTGTGTTAATAAAAATGGGGTAAGAGCATGACTATGGAAAAGTTTCTGGCATGGAAGATTATGCCTCGACTCATGATGTTGGTGATGACGGTTATGTACATTCGTGTTATTGAGTGGTTCATGTCTCTCCCACAGGATGTTGTCAGCACTCAGGCCACCGCATTGACTGCAACCGTGACTGGTGCTATGACAGGTGCATTCGCTGTGTGGTTAGGATCAGAGAAATGATGGCTCTTCTGGGAAGTCTGCTTGGCTTCGGATCATCGTTTCTCCCGTCTGTTCTTGATTACTTCAAGGCAAACCAGCAACAAAAACACCGCATTGAAATGATGCAAATAGAAACAGATCTTGCTCAAAGACGCAGCGAAATGAAATTGGTTGAGCTAGATAAAAAGGCAGACATCGAAGAAACAAAAGGTTTGTATGCACATGACCGATCTATTGACGCTGGAGGCTTTGTCAACGCTCTCAGGGGCAGCGTTCGCCCTATCATTACTTATGCCTTTTTCGGATTGTTCGTAGCCACTAAAGTTGTGATCATGGTCAAAGTCACGCAAGCTGGTGGTGATTGGATGCAAGCAGTTGACTTGATGTGGGATGGAGAAACGTCTGGACTGTTCAGTGCGGTTTTGGCGTTTTGGTTTGGGAATCGTGCGATCACGAAGTATGCGGGGAAGTAGCCATGGGATACAAGTTAGGAAAACGAAGCCTATCAAGGCTAGAAGGTGTCAACGAAAATCTGGTAACTGTCGTGAAGTACGCCATCGGCGTTACGAAACAAGACTTTTCAGTGATTTGCGGGTTGAGGACGATAGAAGAGCAAAAAGCTCTTGTCGCTAAAGGTGCCAGCCAAACAATGAAAAGCAAGCACATCCACGGCAATGCCGTTGACTTGATGGCTTACGTTGATGGTGGCCGTTGGGAGCTTAACCTTTACGATGAGATTGCTGATGCGATGAAAGAAGCTGCTGCAGCCTCTGGAGTTAAGATCAAGTGGGGCGCAGCTTGGACAGTCGACTCTCTCGGGGATTGGGAGGGCACTGCGGAGAATGCGATGAACAGCTACATTGACATTCGCAGATCACAAGGTCGTAGGCCATTCATAGATGCACCGCATTTTGAGTTAGCTTTTTAATATGACTTTTTCTCTGATAAAATATAACTCAGGGATTGTTAAAGACACCACAGAATATTCTGCTGGTAAGAATGGGCCATTTTACGTTGACAGCGATCTTGTTCGTTTTGTCAATGGTTACCCAGAGAAAATTGGTGGCTGGCAAAAAGACCCATTTTATACATTAGATCCTAGCGGACAAGCCACATCAACAGAAGCTACATTGACTGGCATTGGCCGGAAAATGGTTTTCTGGAGAGCAGTCGATGGCGTTGACAGGATAGCTGTCGGAACTAACAACCATCTTTACATAATTCAAAACAATGCAATCTATGACATAACACCACTGCGGAAAACCACGAGCAATCTTTCTAATCCTTTGGTCGTGACCAGCGGCAGCACGACTATCACTGTGACCGATAATTCGCATGGAGCTTTAGATGGTGATTGGGTTGTAATAAACTCTGCCACCGCTACAGGAGGGATCCCTGCAGACACGATCAACAGAATGTCTGGCTACCAAATAACTTTCATTGACTCTAATTCTTATTCCATACAGTCTCCAACAGCTGCAACAAGCGGAGCCACAGGCGGCGGCACGACAATAGACATAAAATACCTGATCGGCTCTAATGATGGATTGGGAACCCAGAGTTCTGCTCCAGCTTTGGGCTGGGGTGTTGGTGGTTGGGGCGAATCAACATGGAACACACCAAGGTCTTTGTCTTTGTCTCAAGTTAATCTTGAAAATTCTGTTTGGAGCTTAAATCTCTGGGGAGAAGATCTGCTTGCAACAGTTAGAGGCCATGATGTTTATTATTGGGACACCTCTTCTAATGTTACGAGCAGAGCAGTTTTGGTGTCATCAATAGCCGAGGCAGCTTCTGTCCCAGAAAAAATAAGAGTCTCCGTCGTTAGTTTCCCAGACAGACACTTCATAGCTGGTGGGGCCAGCGTTTATGTCGCAGCTGATGGGAGCTCTGGTGACTTGGATCCGATGTTGGTTCGCTGGTCAACTCAAGAAGACTTTACGAAGTTTGCACCAACAGCAACCAACACAGCTGGAGATCAACGGTTGGAAGTTGGCACAAAAATAATCACAATGGTCAATACCCGAGAAGAAACTATAATAAGCACCGATGAGGCTATCTATGGCATGACGTTCGTTGGCGCACCATTCATATTCTCTTTCCGATTGCTGGCCACTGGAGTTGGTGCTAATGGCATAAACTCAATGATCGCTATTGATGGCAATGTATATTGGATGAGCAACAGATCTTTTTACGTTTATGATGGTGTTGTCAAAGAGATTCCTTGCTCCGTAAAACATTTTGTTTTCGACAGAATGCAAAGTCGTTATTTCGACAAGACCGCAGTCGGTCATAATGTTGAATTCAGCGAGGTCACTTGGTTCTATGTTTCTGACCAGAACACAGCTTCTAATAATCCTGAGCCAGACAGTTATGTTTCTTACAACTATGCTGAAAATGCTTGGTCAATTGGATCTATGGACAGGACAGTCTGGAATGATGCGTTTGGCTCCCGAGAGAAGCCATTCGCATTTGATGCAGGTGGTCATTTGTATAATCAAGAGACAGGCACAAGCGCAGATGGCGCAGCGATGAATTGCTTCATTGAAGGTTCGCCAAGAGAAATGACGACAGAAGGCAACAATCTTTATATGGTTGACAGGATAATCCCAGACATTACAATGGGAGCCAACAGCACAGTTTCAGTTTTCATGAATACTCGCAAGTTCCCGAATGC